TCCCCGAAATCGTTTAAGCCATGACCCCAGCCCTCATCCACCACCTCGTTGACACCACCGCTGCGATATTCGGCATCACCCCCGACCAAGTGCGCTCCGCAAGCAGGGAACGGCCCTGTGTCATCGCCCGCAATATCGTCGCCGACATCGCATACAACGAGTACCTATTCACCTTCATGGCTATCGGGAAGGAATTGAACCGCCACTACTCCACCATCATCATCAACTTGGAGTCCTTCCGCAACGACTGCAAGGCCAAGCCGCAACTCCGCTATCTTCGGAGGCAAGTTTTCAACAATGCACAGGACTACTTGCAGACCGCTGAAGGGGCGTATATTACTGACACTCTGCAACTTCCGAAGCAAGAATAACCCAAAACCGCACACATCCCCAAGGGGTCGGCCTAACCGCTGACCCTTTTTTTTTGCAATCTTTGCATATGCAGTCAGCAGAACAAACGATACTGGACCTCTACCGCACGGGCGAAATCCGAAAAGCCTGCCTCACCATCACGGGAGGCGACCCGCTTTGGCGGGACTTGGAGCAAGAGTGCGTGTTAATCCTATTGGAGAAAGACCCCGCCAAGATTCTGCAAATCCAGTCGCAGGGGTATTTCAAGTTCTATGTGGTGCGTTTGCTGCTGAACCTCTACCGAGGAAAAAACAACCAGTTTGCCCAAAAGTACCGTCACCACGACTTGCTGGAGGAACTGGACCCCGATTCCCCTATTCCCCAATCGGAATATGATTCCCTTATGGATGACCTGTGGGCCATCGCCGAAGCCGAGATGGACACCTGGGCAAAGGACGGGGCGTTCCCCTACGACAAGGAACTGCTCCGCCTGCACCTACGGACGGGCAACATGAAGAAGTTGTCCCGTGACACGGGCATCCCGTACCGCAGCATCATTTACTCAATAGACCAAGCCAAGGCCAAAATCAAGGCCGCCATTCAATCCCATGGACACGCTGATATTTCCCCTGCTGATTAGTTCCCTCACCGCCCTCGCAATCGCCGAGTACCGTGTCCTGCCCCAATGGTGGTACAAGACCTGGCTGGGAAGGAACAAGCCGTTCAGTTGCGTCACCTGCCTGACCTTTTGGGTGGCGGTGGCCCTGACCCTGCCCACCTGCGGATGGGTCCTCGCCCCCGTTTACGGCCTCGCCTCTGCGGGGTTGACCGTTGTAATCCTGCAACTGACGAACCGATGACCCAAGACGAGTACCTGCTGGCCACCAAACACCGCCACTATTGGGACCAGTACCAGGCCGCCCTGTTTATGCGGTTGTCCCCCGAAGCGGTCCACGACCTGCAGACCATCCTCGTGGCCCACGGACGACCCAACACGAATTGGTGGTGCGCTGACTGCGTAAAATCGGCCCTCCAATACATTTACCAAGAGGCGGACCAATTTGCCGAAGCCAACCACCACACCGTTACCCATGCCCTCACCAACCAAAGCCCCCAACGATGAGGCCCAAGTCCAAGCCCGCATGGATTCGCTGATGATGGTCATCACGACCCTCTGCGACTGCATTGGGGCGGTAGAGGAATCCAACTCGCCGAACGCTTTTGCGGTGAAGATGAAAATCGTGGACAAGATTGACGAACTGATTGATAAAATAGAATACTGATGGGAGCAGGAAGACCACGGGTATTTGCGAACCCCCAAGAACTTTGGGAAGATTTCAGCGAGTATTGCGTCAATACAAAGAAGCAACCCATCCTTGTAAAAGATTGGATTGGCCCCAAAGCCGTGGAGGTCTTTCGGGAAAAAGAAGCCCCATTGACCATGGAGGGGTTTAAATTGCACCTTTGGGACAAGGGTATTGCTGATGGGGGGAGGGACTATTTTAACAACAAAGGGGGAGCATACGAAGAATTTACCGCAATCTGCCAGCGCATAAAGGAAGCCATCCGAGCCGACCAAATCAAGGGAGGTATGGCGGGCATCTACAACCCCTCCATCACGCAGCGATTGAACGGCTTGGTGGAAAAGCAGGAAACGAGTATCACCATCGAGCAGCCGCTTTTTGGCGATGGACTTTAAGTACACCACCGCCATCCGCAAGATTCGGGCGATGACCGCTCGGAAGAAGGTGATACAAGGCGGCACAAGTGCGAGCAAAACATTCGGCATCCTTGCGGTCCTCATTGACCATGCGGCTCGCCATCCAAAGTCGGAGATTTCGGTCGTGTCCGAATCCGTACCTCACCTACGGCGGGGAGCCATCAAGGACTTTGCCAAGATTATGCAATGGACCCACCGTTGGGTTCCCGACCGCTGGAACAAGACCCTCCTGCAGTACAACTTCGCCAACGGGTCCACGATTGAGTTCTTTTCGGCTGATTCGGAAGCCCGCCTCCGAGGGGCAAGGCGGCAAATCCTCTACATCAACGAGGCCAACAACATCGACTTCGATTCGTATTACCAACTTGCCATCCGTACAAGTCAGGAGATTTACATTGACTTCAACCCGACGCATGAGTTTTGGGCGCACACCGAGGTCTTACCCGAAGCCGATGCGGAGTTCCTCATCCTCACATACCAAGACAACGAAGCCCTTCCCGACACCATCCGCAACGACATCGAACTGAACCGCACCAAAGCGGAAACCTCCGCCTACTGGGCGAACTGGTGGAAGGTGTACGGCCTCGGCCAAGTCGGGACGCTACAGGGGGCTATCTACGGCGATTACACGGTGGTTGAGGGTATAGACCCATCCACGATGAAATTCGTCGCCTACGGGCTTGACTGGGGGTTCAGCACGGACCCCACGGCCTTGGTCGCAGTTTACCGCAGGGGTGACGACTTGTTTGTGCATGAGTTGCTCTACCATCGGGGCTTGACCAACTCCGACATTGCGGTGCGGTTAAAGGAGTTCGGGATTACCCGTGCGTGGGAAATCGTGGCGGATTCAGCAGAACCCAAGAGCATCGAGGAAATCTACCGCCTCGGATTCAATATCAAGCCCGCATCCAAGGGACCCGATTCAGTCAGGCAGGGGATAGATGTGGTCAAGCGGTTCAACCTTCATGTGACCAAGGATTCCGTGAACCTCATCAAAGAACTCCGCTCGTACACTTGGGCCACGGACAAGGACGGCAAGGATACAGGGGTCCCGATTGATTCCTACAACCACGCCTGCGATGCCCTCCGCTATGTGGCCCTCAACAAATTGGCGGTCAGCAACTCGGGGAAGTATCTTGTGGTGTAACTTTGCGTAATTAAACCCCAAACATTATGAGAGATTTTGTCGAGCGGTTATTAGACGAAAGAGAAGAACTTTACATAAAAATGACTAAACTTGAGCATTTTATTCAAAGCGATAAGGTTGAATCAATGGATAAAATTGCGTTTTTACTTCTTACTGCTCAACTTGAAGCAATGAAAACCTATCACAGAGTTTTAGACGAAAGAATAACCTTGCTGTTTAAAGAAAGAATAGACTTGCTGCTTAAATGAACCCCGAACGCATCCTTGACCTGCTAATCGAAATCGGCAAGACGCTTGCAGCCGTTTTCTTCATCATCACCCTTCTAACCCTCCTATTCACCCAATGAAACTCATCCACTACTACCACATTTACTGCGGCGGAGGCGGGCAATGGCAACTCATCATGCACCAACACATGATGGCCCTTTGCAATTACGGATTGATTGAACAGTTGGACGAGATTCGTGTCGGCATCGTCGGCCCTCCCGACCAGCGGAAGGTCGTGAAAGAAATCTTGGACAACTCCCTCGTGGCGGCAAAGGTCAAGGTTGTGGTCACCCGAACCAACGCATGGGAGCAAGCGACGCTGACCGAGATGTACCGAGCGAGCCAAACCGAGGATGCGGCCTACCTGTACGGGCATACCAAGGGGAGTTCCGACCCCAGCCTGATAAACCAACTTTGGTGCAGGTCCATGGTGTTCTTCAATATCGTCGCATGGGAACGGGCCATCGCAGAACTCGCCAATGTGGATGCCGTCGGAGCCTACTGGCTGACCAAAGAGGAGTTCCCCCAAATCGCAGACCACAACAACCCCGAAGGCTACCCCTACTTTGCGGGGACTTTTTGGTGGGCCAAGTCGTCCCACATCCGTGAACTCGGAGAACCAGTTCGGGAACACCGCTGGCAGGCCGAGCATTGGATTGGGAAGCGTGAAGGCATGACCGTCTATAACTCCTGCAAGGGATGGCCAGGTCCCGATAAGTTCGTCATCACATTTTAGCCATGGCCAAAATCCCCGTCATCATTACCAACTTCAACCTCTACACTTGGCCGAAGGCGATGGTCAAGAAACTGATGCGGATGCCTGGGGTTGGACCCATCCTAATCGTGGACAACGAATCCACCTACGGCCCCACGCTGGAATGGTACGAGCAGTTGAAACTGGAAGCCAACGAGGTCGCAGTCATCCGCACGGGGGGCAACTTCGGTCACCTTGTAGCATGGCAGGCACAAATCCCGCAGCAGTTGTTTGACATGGGCTACCCCGACTACATTGTGACGGACCCCGACCTTGACCTTTCGGCCCTGCCCGATGACACGCTCCTGCGTATGCGGGAACTTTGGTACGACCTTCCCGAAAAGTCCTATATGTACGAACAGGAGGAAGGCGACCCGTTTAACGGGGTCAAGTTCTCGGTCAAGGACAAAATCGGCCTTGGCATTCGGACGGACGATG